GTCCATCTGCCTATTCGCTTTTTCGTCCTTTTTCCGCACGCGAAAAATGGCACTCGCACTCTTCACCGTCGGATGGCAGGTATTCATTGCCGGATTCATCGGCGGTGCATTCAATACCCGCTATGATTGGTGGGCATGGATTGTCCTTGCTGCATTCATCGCGGGAACGTGCTTCGCGATATATGATGAGTATCAGCTTTGGAAAAAGCACAAAAAGTAAATCAGAAACCCCTAACCCCTAACAACAGATGAAAATCTACATCAGCGGCCCGATTAGCGGCCAACCAAATCTCAACCGTGAAGCATTCGCAGACGCGGAGAATGCAATCATTGAAAGCGGCAATGATGCCATAAACCCTCACAAAGTATGCGAAGGCATCACAGCCGACAATGACCGCGAATTGTGGCAGAAATGCATGAGAAAGTGTATTGCAGCCATGGCCGAAGCTGACCAACTTGTAACCCTCGACGGATGGGAAAAATCCGAAGGCGCAACATTGGAGGTCAGAATCGCGCATATCCTCGGCATGAAGGTAGTGCCGTTGAAGGTGTTTATTCATGCCGTGCTGAGTGCGAAAGATGTATTCATTCCTGAAAATGGCTGTTGAGATATAACCCAACTATGGACAAACAAAGCCTAATCGAATTGCAGAAGATTGATGCCAACTGCAATGATTGTAAGCACATGGACAGGGATTTTGAGAAGTACAAATCCTTCGACCATCTATACGCTGACAAGAACGGCAAGCCCTCCAATCCATCCCATCGCATTCATTACGGGTTTTGTCGCAAGCGCGTTATCCCTGTATCATTCATCCCTAACACATGCATGCCTAATAATCAGGAATGCTTCCAACACCGAAGAGAATCATGAAACCATCCCGCACCTACATTGTAGCTCGCAATCATAACCCGCACACGGGGAAAAAGCCAACGGACGAGCAAGTACTTGAAAGCATCCGCGAAGGATTGACAAAGGAACAAATGGCCGCGAAATATAGCCGCTCATTGCAATACATCACCAATAGAGTTGCAGATGTTATGTACCTGCAAGCCATAAAAAAGCATCAGGCGGCAAAGGAGATTGAGGCCGAAATCAGTCCCATCCTGAAAATCTCGCACATGAGCGAAGAACAGGCATCGCTGACCATCGGGGAGGTATTCGTAACCAATGGCCGGATTTACGATATTGAATCTCAACGGGAAGTGAAAGTGTAAAATGTTTATCTTTGCAACATGGCAAAAAGCACGAAACCCGAACACAATCAACCTTCTGAGGTGAAAATCTTTTACAGAAACATTGCAGAAGTAAAGCCCAACCCGCGAAATCCGAGGATTATTCGCGATGAAAAGTTCCAAAAGTTGGTTAAGTCAATCAAGGACTTTCCTGAAATGCTTGAAAAAAGGCCGTTAGTCTGCTATACCGATACCGATGGCACATTGGTAGTGCTTGGCGGGAATATGCGATTACGTGCCGCAAAAGAGGCCGGTATGAGCATGATACCCGTTATGCTTGCTGATGATTGGACTGAAGAACAGAAAGCTGAATTTCTGATTAAAGACAATGTTGGTTTCGGGGAGTGGAATTGGGAGGAATTGGCGAATGAGTGGGATTCAGAAAAATTGGATGTATGGGGATTGGATGTGCCAAATTATTCAATAGGATTAGATGTAAATAATATGACAGACGATGATGTTGATATTACAGAAGAATTTGACCCAATAGGCACTATGGATGGCAAACAACGAGTGGTTTTTTTGTTTGACGGCAAGGATGAAGCAGAAAGTTATTTGAAATCATTGAATGTTGAATTCAAAAAAATGAACATGGCATGGCAGGTAAACATGTGTTCCCAGTTTACATAATTTCAAAAGGACGTTTTGAAATAACTTTAACGGCAGATAATTTTGAAAAAGCTGGAATTGATTATTTTATTGCAGTTGAGCCACAAGAATATAATTTATATGTCAAAAAATTAGGGAAACACAGAGTACTAAAATTGCCATTTAGTAATTTAGGACTTGGTTCATATCCTGCTCGTAATTTTTGTTGGGAGCATGCTAAAGTATCAGGATATCTATATCATTGGCTTTTTGATGATAATATACAAAATTGGGCAAAATGGATTAATGGTAAAAGAAAAAAATGGGATGATATTAAAACTGCTTTATCATACGTAGAACAATATGCAAGAAAAACAAATATTGATATACTTGGTTTTAAAGAACCTAATTTTGTAGTAAAAACACCAAAAAAAGCATTTAAGAAAAATTGTCATGTATATTCTGCGATGTTAATTAAGAACAATTTGCCATATAGATGGCGATTAAAATACAATGAAGATGTTGATTTGTGTTTGCAAGTTTTACATAATGGAGGGTCGACAGCAAGTTGTGTTTATTATATGGCTGATAAAGTGAGTACTGCACAAAAAATGAAAGGAGGCAATCAAACTGAATTATATCAAGGAAATAATCCAAAAAAAAATCTACTTAAAGCTAAAATGTTAGAAGCAGTTTGGCCACAATATGTAAAAACAGTGATAAGATTTAACCGACATCATGATTTGATAAATTGGAAAATTTTTCAAAGAAAAAGTTTTTAAGTAATTAAAATGTATATCTTTACATCATCAAAACTTCACACAATGTCAATTAAAACACAAAAAACTAACTCGCTCAAATTGTTTGAATTAAAAAAAATCCAAACTGATTTTCCGAATAAAAAAATAACATCATCACGTGATGCCTCAGATTTTATCAGGCAATTTTATGGAGATGATATTGAGATATTTGAAAGTGCTTTCATATTATTATTGAATCGAGCAAATACAACTATTGGTTATGCAAAAATAAGTCAGGGAGGAATTGCAAGCACGATTATAGATGTAAGGATTGTTGCTAAATATGCAGTTGAAACATTATCAACCGCAGTAATTGTATGTCATAATCACCCATCGGGTAATTTACAACCATCTGATGCTGACTTTAATTTTACAAAAAAACTTAAAAATGCTTTACAAATCTTAGATATTTCATTGCTTGATTCTTTAATCATATCAAAAGAAGGATATTATTCAATTGCTGACAATCATGCCATTTAAGAAAGGAGTTACACCACCGGGAGCAAAGCCATTCAAGAAAGGCCAATCCGGAAATGTCAAAGGGCAGCCGAGAAAGCTAATATCCGTTGTCATCAGTGATTTGAAAAAAGAGGGAATTGCGGAGGTTAGCAAGGTCGAAATCAAATCAGTTTACATGATGTTGCTGAATTTGAAAATATCGGAATTGGAGGAAAGAGTGAAAGACAATAATCAGCCGGCATTGGTGAGGATTGTTGGAAAGGCAATTCTGAGCAACAAAGGATTCGATGTGATTGAAAGAGTATTAGACCGAGCAATGGGCAAACCAACGCAGGAAATTGAGAACATCGGTAATGCCATTATCGTACAAGTGGGCACGCGCAATACGGATGAATGAATCAGCCGACAATCATTCACTTTCCCGAGTACGAAGAATTATTTAATAAGGCATTTCTGCCATTGGTGGATGATACGTCAAGGGTAATCATTCTGTATGGTGGCAGGGGCAGTAGTAAATCATCATTCGCTGCCGCCGCAAAGGTTATCCTCCCAACGCTTCGGGAAAAGTATTTCAAGGCCGTCTGCATTCGCAAAAGTTACAACACCATATCGGCATCATGTTATGAGACGCTGAAAAGCACGATTGAAGAGTGGGGGTTATCCTCACTTTTCAAGTTCTACACATCACCGCACCGGATAGTGTGCATTAACGGCAATCAGATTCTATTCCGAGGATTGGATGAGCCGACAAAGCTCAAATCCATCAAAGACCCGACCATGATATGGTGGGAGGAAGATATACCGGATGAGGCAGATTACATCACTATATCTCTATCATTGCGAAGCATGAAGGCAAGATTCGTGCAAGAGGTATTCAGCATTAACCCCGAAGTTCAGGGAGATTACAAAGACCATTGGTTTTGGAAGCGATTTTTTGAAGGTAGCCTGGAAAAATCATTCCGCTTTGTTGATGAGATTGAAATACCGGAAAAGAATGAATATGTTAAGCGTACCGTGGTAGTGCATCATTCAACGTACCGCAACAATAGATTCCTAACACCGGAATACGTCGCCGACCTGCTTTCTTTGCGCGAAAGAAACCCATACTATGCTACCGTGTACCTTGATGGATTGTGGGGCAAAAGAAACGTTGATGGACTGGCTTACCGGATGTTTGACCGCGCAAAAAGCGTATGCCGCGCAGAATATGACCCAAAGAAGCCACTACACATATCATTTGACTTCAATACCAAACCATACGTTACAATTACCGTACATCAGGCAGAAGGCAAGCATATTCAGCAGATTGATGAGGTGTTGGGGTATTACCCTAACAACCGCACGGAATCTGTATGTAAGCAATTTCTGATACAATATGGGCATCATCAAGGCATGGTGTATGTGTATGGTGATCCATCAGGCAGAAAGGAGGACACGCGCACGGAGCAAGGTCAAAATGACTTTGCCATTATTGAAAAAACTTTGAAGCCACTCAGGCCGGTAATGCGTCAGGCGAAGGTAGCCCCAAATCCGGCCATGAGGATAAACTTCATCAACGCAATATGGCAGGGAGTAATAGGCGCACGATTTACCATCTCCGAAACCTGCAACATGACGATTGATGAATACATGAATGTGAAAGAGGCAAAGGATGGAGGCAAGCACAAGGAAAAGGTCAAGGATAAGGCCACAGGCGTAAGCTATGAGCCTTATGGGCATATTTCTGACGCAAATGATTACTTCATCTGTGAGTACCTATGGGATGAATATCAGACATTCATCCGCGCGGGTAACGTGCAAGCCCCGAAGGTGGGAAGGAATCGGCCTAAGAATGGTTGGTGATGATATTGCATCCTTTATGACTATTTTGACCAAGCCATTTTGTTCGTGCGTTTTGGGGTTCAGGGGTTAAATATTGCGAAATGTTTCGGGAATAGGATAGTTAGCGCAAGGCTATATTCCGTTTTCCAAAGACGAAATTTCATCCTTGATACGTTCAATAATATATTCGGGATGTACTTGTCCTAAATCTTCAACCAGTCCTTTTAATTGGTCAATCCAATATGCTTCCATAAGTTCTTTTACTGCTTCTGCATTAATTTCAATATCCTTTTTCGCAATGTCAGGATTGTAATATGGATAGCGTTGTTTGATAATTTGGTCTTTTGTCATTTTGTTTCCAATTAAATTCAATGCTAATAAACCGCCCAGCAGGTAACATCGGTTTGGCAAGATGCGGGGTTTTGTTCTTCGTTCTCCATATTCGTGTGTTTTGACCCTGCAAATATACAAAAAAATCTTCCATACAAAAAACTTTTCCAAAAAAAATTTACAAGCCCTAAAATAACTTAATCCAATCAGCACGGCAGGGCATCTATTACTTTTGCCGTATGTACCTATACATCGCGGACTTTTGGCCATACATTCAGCCTGACCAGTTAAACAAGCTAATCAGTAATGATGAATCGCTCAGGCTTGCCGCGCAATCGGCATCGGAAGCGGAGGCAATATCATATCTCATTCAACGGTACGACACATCACAAGAGTTTACCGATACAGCCGTATGGAGTAATTCAGCGGCAACCTACACAGGAGCATCAAGGGTGTATCTTTTCGCCGCGGATTTTGCCGCTTCCGTGCATTACGTTGTCGGAAATCTTGTCAATTATCAAGGAAATGTGTACCGATGCAGCGCGAATCACCACGGAGGATGGAATGCATCAAACTTCACGTTAATCGGCAAGTTGTACGCGCTTTTTTACGCGAAATACCCTAAGCCATTGTTTGACCTCTATACGGAATACAAGACCGGAAATGAGGTGTATTACAAGGGAAAGACATACACGTGTCAGGCGAATATATCAGGCGTTTTTCCTGACGATGCAACGCGAGGAAATCAGTACTGGGGTACGGGTACATCATACGCAATTCCGGCGGGAACATTGCCGACGAACGCCACGTATTGGCAAGCGGGAGATAACCGCTCATTGCAAGTCCTTCAATGTGTCGTTGACATTACCCTCTTTCATCTTCATTCGCGTCTTGCACCAGGTAACATTCCTGCATTGCGAATGGAGAGGTATGATAATGCTAAAGAATGGTTACGAATGGCAGGAGGACAGAATGATGCAATTACGGCCGACATTCCATTGAAGCAGCCAACGCAAGGGCAGCGGGTAAGGTTCGGGAGCAATCCGAAAAACGTAAATTGGTATTGATATGCAGAAATGGTATAGCACCCCGACAAACTACTTTGCTGACCAAGTAATTAAGAATCCGCAGGACTTAAAGCCCTCGAATCTTAAGAATTATCCCGTTCGCGTTCAGTTGGAACGCATCAGGCAGGATGTTCAAAAGTGGCGGGATGCAATACGCGAGGCTGAGCAGGCATGGTATCCGCATCGCGTGAAGATGCAACAGCTATTCAATGACACGGTATTGAATGGCCATGTTTTTGCATGTATTGACCGCAGAAAAAAACTGACACTTTCGCGCGGACTTATCATTGTGGATGAAAAGGAAAATGAGAATGAGCAATGGACTAAGTGGATTCAGCAGCCTGTATTCGATAACCTTTCATCATACATCCTTGATGCTATTCTATACGGATATTCTTTCATGTGGTATGAAGGTATCAACGGAGATAACATCGAAGGCCTGACGTTAGGAAAACGATGGTTTATCAGCCCAGACAGAGAACAATACCTTGCATTTATGTACGCTATCAGCGGTATTGATATTGGTAAGAATGCAGCGGATGAGATTAAAGACTGGATTTTCTATTTTACGACACCCACGGAAACGGGACAAAGCCCGTGCGGTTATGGCTTGCTTTACAAGGTAGCATTGTATGAGATTTTCCTTCGGAATAATCTTGGGTACAATGGTGATTATATTGAACTTTTTGCCGCACCTTTTCGCGTTGGAAAGACGCGGAAAATATCAGAGTTAGACCGTGCTCAATTCGAGGCCGCGCTGAGGGATATGGGAAGTTCCGGCTATGCCGTGATTGACCCTGATGAAGAGATTGAATTCCTGCAAGGCAAGTCATCCGGCACGGGCAATGACGTGTATGATAATTTTGAACAGCGAATGGAGCGCAAGATTACAAAGGTTCTTCTCGGTCATCCTGACGCAATGGATTCAAAGCCGGGAAAGTTAGGCGCAAAAGACGAGGACGTTCAAAAGGCCTTAGATGATATTGCAGGAGATGATGCGAAGTATCTGATTAATAACTGGAATATCGTCGTGCTTCCGAAGCTACGCAATAACGGCATCACTATCCCTGAAAACCTCCGCTTTGCTTTACGCAATGACCGCGCCAAGGCATTGGCACAGAAGGCCGAAAATGAGGACAGAAAGCAAGTTGCTGATTACATCAAGACACTGGCAGATGCCGGAATGGAGATTGACCCCAAGTGGGTGTCTGACCGCATAGGAATACCCGTAAGTATTTCGGCGGTCAAGGCATCCGCACCGCAGACGGCCATTGATAGACTTAACGCTATTTATCAAGACCTTTGAACCCACAGATTGAATATGATTTCAACAAGCTGATTGCGGCCATTTATACGGGCGTTATAAGCGTGCGGAATCTTCCGAAGGGATTGTATTTGAAAACAGCGGAGAAACTCATCGAGGCCATTGAGAAAGGATTTGAAGCACCGCCGCCGGTTGAGATTGGCGCACCGCAGGGATTCAGGATGCCGAAGGTAAAGCCACCGGCAACAGGTATAGGCATTGCATACATGACACCTGACGAGGCCTTGATGGCTGAGCTTGCAGAAAACGTGTATGTGTTCAGCGGTGCAAAGACGTATCAACAGGTTCGCGAATTGGTTGAGCAGATTGCACCGGATGGAATCGTTAAGCCTTTTATCGAATTCAAAAAAGAGGCCGAAAAGATTATCGGCAAATACAACGGTGCATGGTTGGAGGCAGAATACAATACGGCATTAGGTAGTGCACAGGCCGCTCGGGATTGGCAGGATTTTGAAGAAGATGCAAACCTTTTCCCGATGCTGAGATATGATGCCATTATTGATGCTAATACATCCGACATCTGCCGCCCATTGGAGGGTATTACATTGCCTGTGAATCATCCTTTTTGGAAGATACATTCACCGTTAAATCATTTCAATTGCCGTTGCCGGTTGATTAAAATTAGCAAGTACGAGGGCGCAAAAAAAACGAATGCGAAAAAGCTGGAAAAGGTTTCTGCAAAGATTGACCCATTGATGCAAGACCTTTTCAAAATGAATCCCGGCCAAGAGAAAGTTATCTTCAAAGAGCGCGGCAAGGGCAAGCATCCGTATTTTAATGTTGCAGCGAAAGATAAAGAATTCGCGAAAAGGAATTTTGATTTACCCATTCCTGAGCGATTTGCTTTCATGCCGAAATCCGCGTAAATTTGAGCCATGCAAAAGACCTACACAGAAGCGACAAAGCGAGCCATATTCATTGAAAAATACGGCTTTGCGCCCACCGGAAACCTCGGCGTTGATGCCGTGGCTGCTATCATTCATTATGACCGCAAACGTGGGATGCCTCCGAAAACGATATATCTCTGCAAGGAGTATTTCAGCCAATTCAAGAAATTCGCTATGAGCAAGGTTGATGACGAGCAAAAGCACATGATTGAATCTAGAGAGATACAATTAGAATTCGATGGCGTGTTGGTGAAAGATGCCGGAGTATTGACTAACAAAAGATGGTTTGTTGAATACATACCTGTTGAAGTGAATGCGTAAGAATAAATTCAATATGAAGGCCGTCGTTAAGCGGTGGGAAGTTGCCAAAAAGCAACTGCCGAAGCTATTGACCAACACGTCGAAAAATATCTTTGTTGATTCATGGAAAAAGCAAGGATGGGATGGTGTCAAGTGGCAGGAAGTACAACGCAGGACACCGGGAACGAAGGCATACAAAAGCGCGACAAAAGCAGCGCGGACGCGTGCAATACTCGTTAAGTCAGGCACATTGCGGAGGTCAATCGTTGTCAATTCGCAGACCTTCCATCGGATGGTAATTTCAACTAATGTTCCCTATGCAGAGGTGCATAATGAGGGGTTTTCCGGCATTGTTCGCGTAAATGCTTATTCGCGAATGGGTAAAAGAATTAAGGCACATTCTCGAAAAGTAAACATTCCGCAGCGTAAATTTATGGGGCATGGTCAAAGGGTTGAAAAAGAGCAACGCAACATCATTGGCGTGGCATTGGCGAATGTATTTATGCCCGGAAAATTCAAATACAAAAGAGCATGACACGGGAAGCTATCGAGGCCATAAAAGCACAGATTAAAGCGGAAACATCAATTCAGGATGTTCGCGTGTTTAATGACCAATTCTCAAAGATGCTTGTCGATGGTAACCCATTCGGGTACAACATACAAAGCCCGTCGGCATTAATCGAAGTGCAACCAACTGAGATAAGGCAGTTAGGCGACGGTGTGCAGATTTATGAGCCATTAAACATCACCATCCATATTGGCCAAATGGAGCTAAATGGCGACGGTGATACGATGGATGAAACGCTGAGTATTTTCGACCTTAGGAACGAAATCTTTCTTGCCTTGCAAGAATTCAGTGCGGATACATTAGCGCGGATGTATCGCACATCCGAAGAACCGGATTACAATCATGGCAACTGGTATGTTTGGAAAATGACTTTCACAACAACATTTACGGATTTTGGAGCGCAAAGGCCGCGCAATGCAGCAACAGCAGAAAACCCGACATTAACATTAACAGCATCAATGGAATAACATGGCAAGAAGTACGCAAGAGATTAAATCACAGATGGTGGCCGAGAAGAACGCGCAAAGCGGCTTATCAGGCTTTACATCGAATTCACAGGCTTCACGGTGGGGCTTATTCCTTTGGGTGGTCGCGCAGACCATCAACATATTCGAGCAGATGTTAGACATCTTCCGCTCAGATATGGAATCCATACAAGCCTCCGCGCGTCCCGGCACTGAGGCTTGGGTGCGTTGGAAGGTGCGCCAATTCCAATATGATGCTACCGTTACTCAGGTGGCGCAATTAAACACCACGACGCTTACCGTTGAATATCCCATTGTCAATACATCCATGCAGATTATTACAAGGGTAGCGACGCAGGTAGCGCAAAATAAAACCGTGCTTGTCAAGGTTGCGAAGTCAGACCCGCCAACACCATTGGCGGCAGGTGAAGAAACGGCATTAGCGGCTTATATTGATTTGTGGGGCGTTGCCGGAGTGAATTATCAAATCATTAACGAGGACAGCGACAAGATTGAAGTGGCCGGCACGGTATTCTATGATGGTCAATATAACGCGGTGATTCAACAATCAGTTGAGGATGCTTTGAGAAATTACCTTGCTTCTTTGGATTTTAACGGCATTATTACCGTGCAAGATGTTGTTGATGTAATTCAGGCCGTGCCCGGTGTAATTGACGTGAATTTATCACAGATTCGTGTCAGGAAAGATTCAATTCCGTATTCATCCGGCGTTGACCTTTACAACCTGTCATTAGGCGTTAATGCCGTGCAATATCGTTCCTTTGCCGGCTATGTAACCGAAGAAAATACCTCCGGTCATACCTTCGCAGATACCCTCACTTATTCACCGCAATACTGATGAGTTTTTTCACGAATAATCTCAATACTCAGGCTCAGAATCTTTTGCCGCCTACCCGCAGATTGCCGGGATGGTTGGCATGGATGGCCGTTGTCATGAAGCCCTTGCAGTGGCTATGGGATATTATCTTTTTCAGCTACAAAGAAGGAGATTACACGACCGCAGAATTTGACCCGCTTACAACTTATGCCGTAGGTGACCGCGTAAAATGGGGGAAGGGAATCTATGAAATGATTCTGCTTGCACCATCGGGAACAACACCGCTTGATACCTCCGTATGGACGTTGGTTCAAAGTAACTTTATCGGCGTTGAAGTCCGCGCAAAATTCACGGCAGAGAAATTGAAGTTTGAGTATGCACTCAACTTATGGTTCGGCACGACATTCAGGCAACCGCCGCTTATTTCTGATATTTACATCGAGAGGCTAAACAATAACCTAACCGATTTCTTTGTCGGTTTTTCTGACGATGAAAGCTCGCTTGTTGTGTATGAAAATGGTGAAGCAGAATCTTTTATTGGTGATGCCAATCCTACATACGGAGTGATTGATTTTACGATATGGTTTCCCGCAGCAGTCTTTGCAGCATTAGGCTCAACAGACGCGGAACGCGAGGCCATTATTAGGCGGTTTGCCGATGCCATAAATACGGCAGGATTAACGTACAACATTGATACCTATTAATCATGAAACTAATTAAAACCTCAACCATTGCGCCGGGTTCGGCAATGCCTTTGAAAGGCGGTATGCTTGCCATGTTGCAAGACAATTCGAAAGAAACAACAACGCGGATGGTGAACGGCCAAGACCTTTCATCATTATCGCGTATTACGGCATTATTTGGCCGATGGACAGAAAGCGGAGGAACGTATGCCATAACAGCCGGGGCGTTGTTATACAACGGTGAAATATACCGTTGGCCTTCGGTGAATGTTACTCCCGGCGTTGGTCAGGTAGTGGTGGGAACTATCACAGAATTCAGCCAATCAGGAACGGGCTTAGACCCGGTGGAATTCTCTGATGCATCATTGCAGAATGTGAACGTTGAAAGGCGCATCGTATGGTCAGCCGGTGCATCCGGTAGCGGTGATTTTAACCTCAGCGCGGTTAAATTCATCAACGGCACATTCCCACAAGTTTACAATGCCGGTAATATGTATGCGCTTACCGGAACATGGACTTTGCCGGGCGGTGCGGCAGATTTCAGCGTTAATATAAGCACTCAGGGAGCATTCATTCACATTGACTTTGAGATTGTCAACGGCACGCTATCTAACAACACGACTTATTTCAGACTTGCCTTAGCGTCATTATTGAATGGAACGCCAATCGTGCCTAAAAGAAATGCACATGGCGTGGCATACATGACCAACAGCAATAACTCTCCGGCGAATGAATTGGCAAGGGTTGAAATACCCGCAGGAACAAATGATTTGATATTCTATCGTGTTGCAGGTACATCACATCAGGCCGTTACCGGTGGCCTCGATGTTAAAGGCTCAATCATGTTTGAGAATGATTACGGATTCTAATATCCGTTCTTCGAGCGACGTTCAGAAAGTTCGTCGTATCTTTTAATCAGGCTTTGCCTTTCTCGTTCGGGAAGATTCTTGCAATAATCCTCTAATATGCGATTGACAAAATCAGCGGCAGCAATGCCGTTGTTTTCGCAATGTGCCATGATTATTTTGTAGGGCGCAGGCTTGCAGTACGTCTGTATCCTTCGCGCTGAATTATTCTTTATATCCAGCAATTCATCATTCGTCGGAAGTTTGCGATTTCTGCCCATGATTCTATTGGTTTGTGCGAAAGTACAAAAAACGGGATTAACTTAAAGATGGTTTGCTAATAACTTAAAAAAATTACATCCTTATGCAATGTTAATATCATTGCATCGTGGAATATCAGTACACCATAAATCCATTCAGCGAAAAGCCTGTCATGATGATTGACCGACACATCGGGTATCTCGATGGTGAAGGATATGGCATCATGGCCGGACAATTTCAACGCGAAATGCAGATGTTACTTGATGCAGGAGCGAAAGAAATTGAGATTCGTATGAATAGCATCGGAGGGCAGGTCTTTGAAGGCATGGGCATTTTCAACGCTATTGAAAGTGCAAAAAGCAAATGCAAAATCAAGATGGTCAACATTGGACTTGTCGCATCTATTGCCGGAGTGATTTTTCAGGCCGGTGATGAGCGCGAAATGGCCGATTATGCTTTAATGATGGTGCATGGTGTGCAGAATGCAGAAGGAGAACTCGAAGAAAAAATTACCGAAAGCCTTATCACCATGCTTTGTCGTTCAGGCAAAAGAACGCGTAATGAAGTGGCTGCATTGATGCAAGGTGATAATTGGTTGACGGCTGCCGAATGCCTTGATGCCGGATTTTGCACAAGCATTACCAACGGTGATGCATCGGTGAGAAAGGTCATGCAATCCACAAAAGATATTGCAGCACGATACAAAGAAATTGCCGCAATTACGAACAAATTGAAACACCAATCCAGCTATATGAACAAGCAGATTACCAACGCTCTCGGATTGCAGGAAGGCGCAGCGGAGGACATTATCGCACAGGCTATCAACAGCCTGAAAGAGAAGTCCGCCAAAGCGACGGACTCTCTGAAAGCAAAGGATGCTGAAATAAGCACCTTAAACACAAAGGTTGGCGAATTGACCAACACATTGAACGCTACCATTCAGGAGCGCGACACTTTGAAAGCGCAGATTGATGAGGCCAACGCCGAGGCATTAGCCACGAATGTTGCCGCTGAATTGACCAACGCTATCAATCTCGGAAAGATTGCGAATTCCGATGAGGCGCGCGCAAAATGGAGTGAAAAACTGGTTGCTGACTTCGAAGGAACGAAAGAGCTTCTGAACTCTATCCCTGCATCGAAAAAAGCACCCGAAGCAGTAACTTCATTTGGGGTAAGCAAAGAGGCAAAAACTCCAAAGAATTACGCCGGTTCTGTGATGCTGAAAATCGCAGAAAAATTGAAAAACAAAGCCTAACCATTAAGGAGGACTAAGAACAATGGAAGCATTGAATATACAAGACACCACGTATGCCGGAGAGGCAGCGTCGTTGATGATTGTTAAGGCCGTAACCGGTGCTGATACAATTGATGGAGGTAACATCTACGTGCAAGATGGTATCAAAAAGAAATACACCATCCCAAAGTTGGATGTTGCCAACTTCATTCAGGAGCGTCAAGCCGTACCAACATCACAGGGTGATGTAACGGTAAGTGCCGCATCATTAGAGCCGCAGGACTTCATGCTGTATCTCGAAATGAATCCGCGCGATTTTGAGCAACATTGGTTTGCCGTTCAAATGAACCCAAAACTTTTGGATGCTGAATTGCCGCAGACATTTGAGGCATACTTCATGATGTACATTCTCGAAAAGTTGGATGAATTCATTGATGGTCAGATTTGGCAAGGCCGCACCGCGTATGGTGGAAGTTCACCTATTACTCCCGCCTCGGTCAATGCACCGACATCTGCAAGTCAGTACAAGTATTTCGATGGCCTTATCAAAAAGGCACTTGACAATACCACGGTTATTGATGTGTCATCTCCAGTTGCATTGACCTCATCCAACATTCTCGCAAAAATGGAAGCCGCGCGTGCATTGCTTCCTAAGGCACTTTTGAGAAAGTTCGGGCCGATGGGAACTAAGTTCCTTTTGTCTTATGAGGACTATGAAAAGTATGAACAGGCCTTGATTGACCTCACATACAAAGGGCCAAGCCCGGAGGGTGTTGTGAATGGAAAATACAAAGGTTACAATGTTGAACGCATTGCCGGTATTCCTGAAAATACCTTCATGGTAACCATCGCAAAGCCAACCACTGAATCCAATCTTTGGTTGGGTATGAACTCGATGGAGGACAATCAGTTGGAACTGAAAAGACTGCAAGCCAATGCAGAACTTTATTTCTGCAAGGGCTTGTTTAAGATGGACGTTCAAATCGGATGGGGCGACCAATGCGTATTGTACACCACTCAAACCGCGTGAACTGGTAACGGATACTCAGACGGGTACGGAGATGGATACGGCTAACAATAAGAACCGATTCACTCCGTGCCTTTTTTCAAAATCAAAAATCAAAAATCAATCGAAATGAAAAAGCTTCTTTCACTCTGCTTTCTTCTTGCCTTCACGCTCTCAGCGTTGGCACAATCCACATCACCGCGCTTTGGCACGGCGAAAAATCAGGATAATACCGGAAGGGTATTGACCTACAAACTTATCACCACGAATGATGATGCCGGCAATGATACCATTACCGTGAATGCAAATGCCTGGCAGACCATTGTGAGGCCTTCGAGCAATATTACGGATAGCGTCAACATCAAAGCCTCACTCACTAATTGTTATCTTGGTGATGAGCTTTATGTAATCGTTTCAAAAGGCACTGGCGCGGGGGCTATTAGATTTCCTTCGGCATCCTTTACGAATGATGCCGCTGCCAATAGATACACGATAGCTGCAAATAAAACTGCCGTTTTTTACTTCAAATTCAACGGCAGCAAGTGGCACATGGTCAGCAAAACAATTCAGCCCTAATCACCCCTTAAACAACGAATCATGACCAAAAGAAAATTCTCAGCAGACCTTCAAGACTTCCTGAAGTCAGAAGCCGGGCAAAATATTAAATCCGTATGGATTAATGATGCCGGTGAATGGTACTTCCACGCGAAAACGGGATGCGAAAAAATCGCATCTTCTGAAATCATTGCATTGGATGTTCAAGAGATTGAGGAAGAAGGAGAACATGCTGAAAAACCCGCGAAAAAGGCTAAGAAATGAGCGAATTCACGCGGCAAAAGGCTTTAGCCTTAGCAAAGAAAAAAGGTATCAACACGGAAAGATTTTCCAACGTGGTATGCTTTAGCGATGGCACTATATTTTGCAACACAACGGATAAGGCCGTGGCCGCATTCGTCAAGGAGCATAAGGTAAGTGAACATTGGCTGAAAGGTACACCGGAGGAAAAGCCCGCTAAAAACTAAGTGAAATGGCACTTCCTTTACCAAATGTAAACTTTCAGGTAGCGCAAGGTGGATTAGGCCGCAGACCCGCGAATAACGATTATATCAGCGGGCTAATTGCCTATATTGCCAACGCTGACCTTCCCGCAGGTTTTTCGACCACGGACAGAATCAAGCGCGTATTCTCATTACCGGAGGCTGAATCACTTGGAATCAATCTTGATTACACGGATGAAACAAAGGCAACCGGTACATATACCGTTACGAATGTTGGAAGTAATGGTGATACCATTGAACTATTCGTACCCGACCCATCCGGCACGCCGGTAAGTCTTGGTGTGTACACAAAATCGGCATCCGAAACTAACTCAACTCAGGTAGCCGCCGCAATTGTCGCTATTATCAATGCAGGTACATTCTTGCATGGATATACGGCAAGTAATTCATCAGGCGTTATTACGGTAACGGCAAAGGCAAGTCTTGGCGTGTTCCTCAATGGTCTTTCCATGACTGCTACCATTGTAGGCGGTATTACCGGCAGCATTGCAGCCTTTTCAGGCGGTGTTGCGTCAAAAATTGCGGTGCTGCATTACCACGTATCGGAGTATTTTAGGCTGATGCCGAACGGTCAACTTTATATCGGAATTTATGCCGCGTATGGTACGAATTTCGAGGAAGTTGCAACGATTCAGAATTATGCCGAAGGTACTATCAGACAATTGGCAATTATGAATGACCTATCGACGGCATTCTCCACTACTCAGGTAACTAAGATTCAGGCGCAATGTCAAGTCAACTTTGATTTGTACCGCCCGATGGTTGCAGTCTTCGCGCCGGAGATTTCTGGAACAAGCAGCATTTCATCCTTGCCAAATCTCAGCACGTTGGATTCTGAAAAGGTATCTGTGATTATCTCACAGGATGCCGGAGCAAGAGGAAAGTACTTGTGGCAGACCGTCAAAAAATCCATCTCTGATATTGGCGCAAAGTTGGGTGTGTTATCCCTTAGCCGCGTGAGTGAATCGTGGGCTTGGCTTGGTGCATACAACATGAGCGACGGTACTGAATTGGATACTATCGGATTCAGCAACGGAGAACTCTATTCCGCAATTTCGGCATCGGCCTTGAATTCGGTTAATGAGTATGCCTATTGCTATCTAAGAAAGGTTGAAGGCCTTACAGGTTCGTACAATAATCAGCCCAACACATGCACATTGCTTAATTCTGATTTCCGATTCATCTATGCAAATAGAACGATTCAGAAGGCAATCAGATTGGCGCGTGCAGGTATTCTGCCGCAGGTGTCCGGGCCGGTTATTCTCAATGCAAACGGAACGTTACCGGATTGGCAGGTTGAAAACCTGAAAACGCTGAGCGACGATAAGTTGATTCAGATGATTTCAGACGGAGAAATTTCGGCAGGTCAAACCTTGTATGACCCCGCTCAGAATGTTCTTTCAACGAATGAGATTGTGGGTGCTATTGAGATTGTACCGGTAGGAGTGAGCGACCAGTTCAAAATTAAAATCGGATTCGTAACACGATTAACACAAGCATAACATGGCAAGAGGAGTATTAGTTAATGGCGTAAGCTATGATTGGGGAAGCATTCAGGTAGTGCTTTTCGGCGCACCGGTTGTCGGAATCTCTGCTATTTCATACAAGAAAAAGCAGAACAAGGAAAACATCTATGGTGCAGGATACAAGCCCGTAAGCCGTGGATATGGCAGAATTGAGTACGAGGGCAGCATGACGCTAAAGATGGAAGAGTGGAAGCGTATTATCGCAGCCGCTCCAAATCGAAACCCGTTAGAAATTGCACCTTTCGCCATTACCGTCGTGTTGGGAACATCGGGCAGAAACACGCCAACGGTTGACAGATTGTATGCCGTGGAATTCATGGATGATGGACTTGATTCATCAGAGGGCGACACCTCGATTGATGTTGAGATTCCCATCATCATCGGAGAGATTGAAAGATAGTTGTCAGGGGTGACAGCCGCGCAATATGCGCGAAAAGGCCGGTCGTTGATTCGTTCCGGCCTTTTTTTTGTCCTATATCAAAAAACTTTGTACATTCGCAAATCAAATCATTTCACCTATGACACTCAAAAGAATCAAAGCCAACATGAAGCCGGGAACGGTAGGATGGACTTATGCACCGGACGGCGTGCCGATGGTGCTTGTTTGCGAGCCAACGAACAAAAATGTTAAAAAGTTCACGTCAATCACCGATTATGCCTTTCCGAACACCGCGCGAAGGGGCGCAAAAAGACAGGCAGCGCGATTAGGGTTCAAATACATGGGCTGCCTTCACGATGCATAGGGTTAGGGCATAATTCCTGCATCGAGGCCGTTGGGGTAATATCCAACGGCTTTTTTATTTATAGTTAATTCCGAGCATTCGATAGGAAACATAAAGCCATTTACAAAGTATTTTTGAAACATGGAAACCAAAAACACCCCAACCCCAAAAGACATCTTTCAACAGGCCGCAGATACAGCCGCTGAATTGCAACAGAAATACGCAGCTATTGACCCTGTAGCGGTTATTGATTATTGGGTTATCCCGATGGAAGAAAATCGAATGCAGCCCATTTATTTCAAAAAGCCTTCGCGGATGTTAAAGATGATTTTCTTTGATCAGATGCAATCCGGGCGCAATAGCCTTGCCGCTCAGGATTTCTTGAAAGCAATGATCTTGCCGGAAAACTCCGCAAACGTATTGGATGCCATTGAGCCGGACGGCAAGCCCGAAAATGATACCCTTGCAATGACGCTCATCATGAAGGCCAACACGATGGTCAATCTGTATGCTGCTGAATTAAAAAAAAAATAGATGAGGCAAAAAATCAAATTGGATGGATGCAAGTGGCCGATATTCTTATTCGGCATTACCTCCATATTGATACCAATACCCTCAGCGATGAAGAATGGGCAAGAACCTATCATGGCCTTGTCAAAGCCGGATTAATTGAATTGAAGAAATGAGCACGGAGAAGGTAACGTATGTAATCAGTCTGCAAGACTATTTCACGGCGAAAATTGACGGTGCAACTAACAGCGCAAATCGTCTTGATAAAACCGTGGAAAGCGTTCAAAGCCGATTGGCCGGCATGGGCAGCATGCTTGCATCTGCTTTTTCCGTGTATGCCATTGCTGCCTTCGGTAACGGAGTGGTGAAAGTAGGAGAGGACTTTGAGGCCATGCAGATTGGCCTTGAAACATTGCTAAAATCAAGCACCGAGGCAAGCCGCGTATTTCAGCAGATTCGCGAAGATGCTAAGGCAACGCCTTTCGACGTTAAGAGCCTACTCATGGCCAACCGTGCATTAATATCATCAGGCATTTCAGCGGATGCCGCGCGGGAAGATGTATTAGCACTGGCCAATGCAATCAGCGCGACAGGTGGGGGTAATGATGAATTACAGCGGATGGTTGTAAATCTGCAACAGGTGGCCGCCACAGGTGTTGCTACCGCAGCAGACGTTAAACAATTCGCATACGCGGGAATTAACATCTACAAGCTGCTTGCCGATGCCACCGGAGGGAATACGGAATCTGTAAAGGAAATGGATGTATCCTATCAGATGCTAACCAAAGCACTTAAAGATGCTGCAAAGGCCGGAGGGATGTTTGAGAATGGATTAGGAAAGATGCAGAACAGCATCAAGACGATGCGCTCTAATCTCGGTGATGCCTTTGATGAATTGCGAAATAGTATGTTCATGGCCTTTCGTCCGGCCATTAGCGGAACGATTACCGCGCTTAATGCTTTAATGAATGGATTTAATCGTTTCATGACAACCGTTGAGCCATTCGTGCCTATTATCATTGAATTCGGCCAAAGCCTGAATACAACATTAACACCGGCTTTCTATGCACTTACGTCAGCCTTAAAAATCGGCTTGGGTGTAGTTGTTACATTGATGGAGATATACAACGGCATGCCGGATATCTTCAAAGTGGCCGCCGGTACGGTTCTTACTTATGTTACTGCAGTATGGGCAATTAACAAGGTGATGAAAATTGTCCGCGCTTCACAAATGGCCTACAACGCATCATTAGCAATCACCGCAGCACTCAGCATGAACTGGGTAGCATTGGCCGCGGCCGGAATCGTGGCCGTGGGCGTTGCTACATGGGCAGCAGCGGATGGTCAGGAGGCATTTAACAAGGAACTTGAAAAAACAGAAAGCATAGCATCAAAAGCTGGAGATTGGTCAGGCAGCGCGGGGGCGATGTCAACGGCAAAAGCCGGAGGCGTTACCACGCAATCCATACCGACAGCAGCAGGTGCAGTAGGCAAAGCATCGGCAAGCAAGGCGACTCAGATAACCATTACCGTTGGGAAGTTGATTGAAACGCAAAATGTAAACGTGGCATCGAATAACAACGCGGTAAAGAATGGTGTAATGAATGCAACGACAGAGGCCTTGCTTTCAGCATTGAATGACGTTCAAAGAATCGCAGCGCAATGAATCCAATAATCATACCGCCTCAGAATATCGCACAGGCTGAATTTCAAAAGGCAATTCAGATACAACAGGCATTTGCACGTGATTCTGTATCATCATTGATTTATCAGGCCGGAATGCCGCCGCCCGGCACACCGGATGACAGGGGATTAGGCACATCAAAAATGCTCGGCAATATCGTCATGAGTAATCTTGAAATTGAGGCAGATAGTTACCCGGTGTCAAAGACTCGCACGGTTAATTTTCCGGCTTTAAGATTCGATGCCGTGCTTTTTAATGTTACCGGACAAAAAAACATTATCGAAACCAATATTCAGGGGAAGCGCGGCAGCGTTTTTGAGTACATAAATCTCAGTAACTATATTGTGCAGATTCGCGGTGTATTGACAGCACCGCAGGGTGTGTACCCTGGTAAGCAGACTCAATACAACGGCGTGAATAACGTGGATAGCCTTCGCGTGGCATTGGAAGCACCGCAGGCATTGAGGGTTAATTCATGGTATCTTAATGGCTTTGATATTTTTCGCCTTGTCGTGCTGAATTATGACTTTCCTCAGAATGAAGGTCAATACAGCGTTCAGCCGTTTTTTATTGAAGCTAAAAGCGATGAAGATTTTATCGTGAATCTTAGGTAATGTTACAACTGATAAGCGATATCACAATAACACAACAGCCTAATGAGAATTGGCCGGGAAGGTCGCGTGCCTTTACATTGGATTTTCTTTCAGACTTCACAGCGGTATCCTCATGGCAGAATCTAAGCGATACCGGAACGCTAATTATTCCGCGCTCACTTTATTTTCAAACTGAGGACGGTGGCAAGTTTACATTCAATGGCAAGTCTGTTATCGGACAACCGGACACCGCGCCGATAATCATGAAGGGCGATAAGATTAAAGTCAGGTGCGGATACCGGTATTACGATGATACCGTGAAAGCATACGTTCAGGAGCGAAAAACAAAGTTTGAAGGCTTTATTGCGGAGATAAACCCGGCAAGACCGTTGGAATTATCACTCGTTGATAATATGTATGTTCTGCAGAACACATCCGCGCCTAATAAGATGTGGAAGGCATCGGAGTACACATTAGAGAAAATTGTCAAGGAGTTAATCACTCCGCTTGGATTTACCCTAAGAACGCGGGATATTATTACCAACATCGGGGATTTTCTTACGGAAAATGAAACCATCGCAGATGTGTTGAATAGGCTAAGAAAGGATTACCGTATTGAATCTTGGTTCCGCGGCAAAGAGCTTTCATGCAGTCCGATTGTGTATTGGCCGCAGGATAGAAAAGAACACATTTTTGATTTTCAATACAATATCATTGATTACGACTTAAAGTATCAGCGAATTGATGATGAGCAAATCGGCGTGGAGGTCTATTCATATTCATACGTTGATGCCGGGACAAACAAGGACGGCACACGGAAACTCACAACAAAAAGGCATCAGCGGTTTGCAACGTATTTCAAAGGCAAGGTCAAGATATATCCATCCCGGCCAAAGGATTTCACCGGCGAGATACGCACGCTCAATCTATTCCGCACACCGGAAGCGCAATTAGAGCAAGCGGTCAAAAGGAATATTAACCGGATATTCTATCAAGGATATACGGGCACAATTACGGTATTCGCATTGCCGGACGTTAAACATGGGGACGCGGTTATCCTTAGAAACGCAGTCATTCCGGAGATGGAAGGAGAGTACATGATTAAGGCGGTTGAAAATCAATTCGGAGTGAACGGTGGGCGGCAAGTGCTGACATTGGATATGAGAATTGACACATTAACCGATGAAGAAATTAACGCGGGATTATGACGGCACAAGCAAGGCAAATCAGAGAGGCAATACAACGCATAGCCGGCGTACCGGATAACATTCTTGTAATCTTGGATTGTACGGTAGAATCGGTAAACATGGCCGCACGTACCTGTGATGTGAAAATCATTGACGGGGATACCGATACATTGATAGAGGGCGTTCTTCTTTCTGCCATGCCTAATGATGGGCTGATATGCAAGCCTTCCATCGGTAGCGTGGTTCGGGTTGCCTTTAATGATAAAAAGCCGCGATTTGTCGTGCAATTTTCAGACATTGATGAGCTTCATGTTACCATTGCCAACATGGAATTCGTCATTAATGCTCAGGGAGTTTTTCAAGGTGATGAATCTTTCGGCGGTGTGGTTAAAGCTGACAGCGTTGCATCAGGCGTGAACGGTCAATTTTCTTCCGTAATTGCGGCAATTCAGGCGGGATTTTCCGCACTTTCAGGTATTGATAGCGGTGTATCATTGGCGGCATTTAATTCAGGCATTGCAGCATATCAGCCGCTTCAATCGGGTAATCTTCAAAATATGAAATTCAAGCATGGCAACTGAACTTTTTGATATCGCAGAGCAAGACATGGATATTGTGGCCGTGGATGGAGATTTCGGTATTCAGGCAAGCAATAATCAGCATATCCGGGACATTGTTGAGGCATTTCCCGGATGGTGGAAAGAATACCCTACAATGGGATGCAGTGCTATGTTGTATGTAAGCGGCAATACCAATTCACAGCAGTTTCAGCGGATTGTTCAGGAACAATTACAGATTGATGGATTCAGTGATATTCTCATTCAGCCTTTAATTGTTGACAATCAATACACGTACAATATCACAGCAACAAGAGAGTAATGGAGTATCAGGTAAAAGAAGGTCAAAGCATCTATGATGTGGCCGTGGCTACATACGGCGCGGCATCTTTTGCCGTGAAGCTATTGAAAGATAACCCTTTAATTTTTCCCGATATTAATACGGTCAACGTCGGTACGGTGCAGTATGATGAATCACTTGTTATTCGTGTCATTCCGGGCGTTCAATTAGTATCCGATGCCGTACCATCAGGTGCGCGGTCAATAACCGGCCAAGAAAATCAAAGCATCTTTGACCTTGCATTGCTTACCGTCGGAACGATTGACCGAGTGGTAGAAATGGTAAGAAATGCAGACCGTAAACCATTATCATACCTTGCTGCCAATGGCCGCGTTTTTCCGTTTAACTTAAATTCAGTATCAGACATTAATCTCTATTTATTTTTGAAGCGATTAGGCACATCTATTGGTGGAACTATTGACCCGAATAGCAACACGACAGGAAAAGCCTACAATAACCAAGCGTACAGCAACGGATACAATTAACGGCACATGGCATTAAGCAGAGCATCATTAGCGGCATTGATAGCCGCAAATATCGCTGACAATACAAGCGAGGCTATTACCCCGGCATTGCACCGTGCCGTTGAAAATGCATTGAATGATTCATTGGTGAATTGGGTTGATGATGCCGAAGATGTATTGACCAACAGCGTTAACAAAGTGCCAAAAAGCGCGGCGGTGTATGCAGCGTTGGCGGGGGTTAATGTGGTAACCCGTGCCGCCTTTGATGCTTTGGTGGCGGGTAATTCATTGCAGACGGACAGATGGTATCTTGTTCGCGGTGCTTTTACCGATAACATCTGGACGTATGGATGGGATGCACTTGTCTTGGCCGATAGCACGAACACAATACGAGATAAGGCATTTGGGTATCCGCGTATCGGTGCAATTCAATCATGTCCGTGGGTTACTTTGTTGGTGAATATCGACTTCACGGCGAATGTGATATGTAATTGCGATGATGTGAATTTTAATTTGAACGGCACAATCGTCTCAGGATATACTGTCGGCGGGGTCTTAACCTTTGCGGATAATATCAACGTAAACATTGAAGCAACCGCTCTTGATGGCACAACCGCAATTGTGAAATGTACGACTAAGGGAAATTCGCCACATGAATTAGGATACGTTACTACTGAATCATACAACGGTGATTACAGCATGGGTGCATGCGTGGTTGATTTCTCTAATGATGCATTAGTCCCCACTGCGCCTGTAACAGCATATCTTCAATTATCGGCCGCTGACTTGGCCGCAGGCGGTATGTTTGACCTGCTGCCGAAATTACCCGCAGGATGGTATTGGTCTCCATTGTCAGGCCAATATCAATATATTCATCAAACAACAGCATACACAGGATTAAGGCTGCTGATTAAATGCGAAAACGGAACGCGGCCAATCATGGAGTCAAAAAATTTTGACGGCGCAACACAATCATGGGTAGGTTCTTTCAATCTTGTTGATGACCATATTGATTCAAATCAATTCGTAACGGCTGATAAACTCGTGTGCGATGTCGATGCGGGAACAGGTGGTGATGCAACGGCAGATGTATGGGTAACAGCGCAAGCAGTTTATGGCTATTTCTAAACCATGCCCTTCCTAACCCTCACATACTGGATTCTCGTTTCTTGCCTTGTTGGCTACATTGAAGCCCATTACTGGCATTATCTCGATGCGAAATACCCAAATCCTCATGAATCGGGCGCACTCATTAAAATCCGCGCTTTGCTTTTTCTGCCCGTGGCAATTCAAGCCGTGTACATGGGATGGCAAGGCATACCGTATGCCTTCGGATGTGCAGGGGTGTTCGTGTACTTTCACGCGGGAACGATGTACTCATGTCGGCATAAACTGAATCCGCGTATCTATGAGAAGCGATGGAAGGCCGAACCATCCGACACATCAACGGCGGCAATTAACTTCACGTATCATCAGCGCGTTATGCTTTTGGCAGTTAGCATCGCGTTATTAATCGCATCGGCAATATGGACGTTATTGTAACGAAAGAAATCATTGGCATCATTACCATCACGGTTATGTTGGTGGGATTAATTGTTAGGCTTAATTCACGAAT